ACGGTCTGTTCGGGGAAGACACAGTAAAAAACGTGTATGGAGATTTCACGCCGGATGAGACGGCACTGGTGGAATTTGTTGAGAAGATTATTCCGGTCATGAATAAACTCTTCGGCAAGCGTTACGAGATGACCAGAAAACGCTATAACTCCGGCAGAAAAGGAGCACGGGCATGATTAACGTCATGCTCGATCCGCTGCCTGAGGAATGGAACGGGTACAAGGTCAATGCGTCATTTCGTATCGGCATACAGGTATTCCTTGTGCAGTATGACAAAGAACTGAATGAGTATGAGAAGAGTGATGCGCTGATCTATCTGCTGTTCGATGAACGGGAGCACCCGGACGGGGATGATCTTCGCCAGTGTGTGGAGTGGTTTCTAAATGGCTGGTTCCATGACAAACCAGGATCATCAAAAGATAACCGCAGACTGGTAGATTACGACATTGACCAGTGGCGTATTTATGCAGATTTCCGGCAGATATATGGGATCGATCTCTCCTTGGATGATATGCACTGGTGGATGTTCAATGGTCTGCTCTGGAATATGCCTTATAAACAGTCATCATTCCAACAGGTTATAGAAATCCGCAGGAAGAAAATCACATCCAAGATGGGAAAAGAAGAGAGACAGGCGATCAAGGAAGCACAGGAAATGTATGCATTAGAGCAGCCGGAAGAAAAGAAAGAGTATACCGAGGATGAGAAAACAAAGATTGACGAATACGATCAGATGATGGCAGAGATCAGAGCAAAGAAGAAAGCAGAAAAGGAACTTGGATTAGTTTAGGGAGTGAGGATTGCATATGGCTGATGGATATGATGGAGAAATCAGAATAAGGACATTAATTGAAAATGGAGATGCATCCAGCAGCCTGTTGCAGTTGGAGTCACGGTTTCAGAAACTGACGCGGGAATCACAGCGTCTTACCGATCAGATGCGGCAGATGGAGCGGCAGAAGATTCCAACAGACCAGTATAAGGATTTGCAGAATACTTTTGATTCGCTTGTCGCAAATGGACGTCAGTTATCGGAGAAATTAAAAAACACAGAAAAATATGTTCCAACGAGAGCGTATAAAGAAGCAGAGGCGGCACTTGACCGCGTCAGTGGCAGACAAGCGCAATTAAATCATCGGATGCAGGAATGGGTGGCACTTGGGCGTAATACAGATTCTGTTTCGTATAGAAAAATGCAAATGGAAATGGCTGATTGCGAAAGGGAGTCAGACAGACTTATAGATGCTTTAAACCGGATGGAAGAAGCTGGGCAGGATCGCCAAATAAATGATAAATGGAAAGATTTGAAAAATCAGATGCGACAGGTAGGACAGGAAGCCGCACAGATACACGCTGAAATGATGCGTATGGAAAATGAAAATGCAGCTTATATTGATCCACGAAATACAGAAGAGTATCAGCGTCTGGCGACAAGATTGCGTGAGGTAAATGAACAATTAGATATCATGAACCAGAGAATGCGCGAGGTTGTGGATCGTGAGGGTGAAATGGACACAAGTGCCGGAGGGCGTTTTGGGAATATCCAGGGTGCCGTGCAGCAGGTAAATAGGGCAATCGAGAAATTTATAAAACGTGTAAAGAAAATTGCATTGACTATATTAGTGTTTCAATTTGTATCAAAGGCATTTCGAACAATGATCGAAGGGATTAAAACAGGTATTCAGAATTATGCAAGATATTCTGAACAGTTTAACCAGAAGATGTCAGAAATGAAATCAGCTACGCTGAATTTAAAAAATTCTATTGGAGCTGCGGCGATACCGATTGTTAATGCGTTAGCTCCAGCATTAACAGTTTTATGTAGTTGGCTGACGAAGGCGATAAATCTTTTTAATAAGTTTATATCTGCATTATCAGGGAAGAAAACGTGGACTCGAGTGAAAGAACAACAGGTAGATTATGCAGCGTCTCTTGATAATACCGCCAATGCTGCAAAAAAAGCAAAGGGAGCATTGCAGGGATTTGATGAATTAAATGTGATTAACTCTAATGATTCCGGCAGCAGTGGAGGTGGTTCTGGCGGCTCCGGTGTGGGAATTGATTATGAGGAGGTTCCACTGACTGAAAAGGATTTTGCGTGGATTGAAAAAATAAAGAAAATTTTTGAATCCATACTACCTGTCGTGGTAGCGATCGGAGCGGCATTATTAGCATGGAAGATTGCAACTTTCCTTTCAGATTTGATAAAAGTACATCCTATCCTTGGAAAAATATTATCTGTATTGGCAATTATTGTTGGGGTGGCATTGGCAATTTACAGCTATTTGCATATGTGGAATGAAGGCGTCGATTGGCAGGGATTAATAGGCTACATTGTTGGAGTATCGCTTGCTTTTGGCGGTTTGTATGCGCTGTTCAGCCCTCTTGTTGCTGGTATATTTTTGATTATAGCATCTGCGGCGGGACTTATATTAGCGCTTAAGGATATCAGTGAAAATGGATTGAATGCAAAAAACGCATCGTTATTATTGGTATCTGCAATAGGATTGATAGCTGGAACGTTTTTGGCACTCGGAACAACTGCAGGTGCAATTATGATGATTTTAACAGGTGGTATTCTTACGGCAATTAGTTTTGTTGATATGTTAAATAATGGATTTAGCTGGATGAAAGAAATTCTTATGCTGATTGGCATTGCATTGATGGCGGTAGGAGCGATTATACTGGGTGCACCTGTACTGGTTACGGCAATTATAGCAGCAATTGTAGCAGTAGTACTTACTTTGGTGGTTGTTATAAAAGAACACTGGGAAGAAATAAAAGAATGGTTTTCAAAAGTTGGTGATTGGGTCAAAGAACATATTGTAGATCCAGTTAAGGAAAAAATTTCGGACTTATGGACAGCAATTTGCGACATATGGGGAAATGTATCAGATTGGGTTAAGGAGCATATCGTAAATCCGGTTAAAGAAAAAGTTACGGAATTATGGACGGCAATCAGTAAAATATGGGGCACGGTATCAGAATGGTTTAGTGAACACGTTATTGAACCGATTGTTGCATTTTTTGAAGGCTTAAAGAAGAGAGTGGGACAGATTTTCGAGGGTTTGTGGATTATTATACAGGCTATTTGGATTATCGTATCAGGTTGGTTTAATGAACATGTTATTGAACCGGTAGTGGCATTTTTCAAAGATTTATGGGAAAAAGTTTCTACATTTTTCAAACAACTTTGGGAAGATATAAAAGCGGTATGGAACACGGTATCGGAATGGTTTAGCGAACATGTTACTCAACCAGTAGTTACATTCTTTAAGGGAGTATGGGATCAGGTATCTGGATTTTTTAAACAACTTTGGGAAGATATAAAAACAGTGTGGAGTGCAGTATCGGCATGGTTCAATGTAACAGTAATAGATCCTGTGAAAAACGCGTGGAAAACAGCAACAGAAGCAATCGGCGGATTTTTCAAATCTCTTTGGGAGGGAATACAAACTGGAGTTGTAAATGCTATGAATGCAGTTATTGGTGGAATAGAGTCTGCTATAAATTTTATTGTTGGCGGTATTAATAACATCCTTGGCGGTTTTAATAAAGTCGTTTCATGGGCTGCTAAAGTAGCCGAGGTAGACTGGGGCGGAGTTGATCTGGTTCCGACAGTAATACTTCCGAGAGTACATCTTGCCAACGGCGGCATCACAACTGGAAGAACATTCGCAGAAATCGGAGAAGCCGGACGCGAAGCCGTGTTACCGCTCGAAAACAACCTGTCTTACATGAAGCCACTTGCAGAAATGATCGCAAGTGAGATGAAAGGCGTGCAGACGGTGCGGATCGTAGCGGACGAAGGAAAGATTTTCAAAATTGTAAAGGAAGAGGCAAATGACTATTACCGGAGAACCGGAAGTCCGGCATTTGACTTTTAGGAAAGGAGCGGGAAATGGCATACAGCGGATTTTTAATAAAAGTAGGCAATTACACAGTTCCTTTCCGGTACATAGAAGCAAAGAAGTATAAATGTGGAATCAAGGGGCAGGATCTTGATTCCTACCGGGATGCGAACGGGGTACTGCACCGGGAGGCATTGAGTAACGTTTCCATAAAAATGGAATGGGAAACACCGGGAGATATAGACGAAGCTGCATTGCGTCCGCTGATGGACAGTATCAGATCCCAATATTCCCATGCAATCGAAAAGAAATCGCTTGTTACCGCATGGATGCCGGAAATCGGTAATTATGTAACGATGGACTGCTATATGCCCGACGTGGAGTATCAGATAGATTATGCAGATGAATGGACGGTCCAGTATGAATCATTCCGGTTGGCATTTATCGGATATGGAGGTGTAATTGGATGATTGATTTTAAATATGCTGATTTATTTAAACAGAATAGCGTTGACATTCAGCTTGAGATCATTTCTGATAATGGAAAGATCCATATCACAAACACGGAATTTCATGAGGACGAGTTTGAATTAACAGAAAGCCTGTGTTCACAATCTGAATTGACTTTTGGTGCTATCGAAGCCGGATCTGTAAAATTCAAGGTTTCAAATATTTTTCTTCCGATGAAAGGAAAATGGCTGACCGCCAGAATGACGATCGGAGGGCACACAGATCAGCCTCTTTTAATAGGAAGATTCAAAGGTTATTCAGATACACCGACTGCTGACAGAAAATACCGAGATGTAGTGGCATATGATGCCCTTTATGACATTTTAAATGCAGATGTGG